AAGTTGAAGTTTTAGCCAAAGTTCTCTGCAAAGATATGGCGTGAACATGAAGTTAGATATAACTACTGAAGGAAAACTACCAGACCATTTCTGGAAAATAGTTTTTTTGATTGTGGCTTGTGCGTGTGGCATTAACAAAGACTCAATCCTATTAATAATGGGTGTTTAGATGGATGATGAAGACACACAATTAGTTCGCTGGGAAACCAGCTCTACAGGTAAAACGAGAATATATTTGATTTCTCGTACTCATGAACCTGTAGATATAGATAGAATGCGTAGAGTTACTGGGGCTAAGTTTTTACACAGAACTATTACTGTACGCAGGTCAGGGCACGTTAGGGTCCCATTAAAGTCATCAAGTCAGGATTCGAAGTCGAAAACTGCGGTTTTCTCAGTAGAACCGAAGACGCTTGGTGGCACTAAAACTTTCAAACCATTTTGGCAGAATGGTAAACCTAAATGTAAGAAAGGATATAGATATGACTATAAAAGACGACTTTGTGTCAAGTTATAATGAGAGTCACTACGTGCATTATTTGTGAAGAAATTAAGCAAACTGAATTAATCATAGGTCCCGATACTGATGGTGAGGCTTGGCCTATTTGTGAATGTTGCTGGGAAAATTTCTAATGAATCCTATAAAATATAAATGTCCACGATGTGGACACATTACTAGATCACACTCGACTGGGGTTCATTCCCATTCAAGTCGTAAGTGTGGAGCGCCAGGATGTACGCGTAGTTTAAGTAGGCGACATCAGGTGGAATAGATGTGGCTCGAACAACCGAGGTAGAGTGGTATAACCCTATTTCAAAGAAATATGAATGGGTTACTGGAGTAGATTGTGCGTGTTATGACTGTCGCTGGGAAGCCCAGTACTGGAATAATATCCGCGATAAAGATGGCGATTTCTATGATGGCCTTCCTTTCACGAAAGCAGAATACCGAGTTCATTTAAGAGAGAGACAAGAATCATATAATGAATATAAAATTCGACAAGCGGAGCTGAAGAGCATAGCGCGACCGAAGGAGACGGGGGCGTTACGGGAGCATGGAAGATCCCGTGACGTCACCACTCGATTCAACCTACATACCGGACAGTTGTCGTCTGATGACGATCGTTTGTTAGGTAATGTCAGATGGGAAACTTTGTGGCGAGCATCTATAGAGTAGGCTTTTAGACCAATGGCCTCTCGTGGGAACGTCGAGCAACGCTCCGAAGGAGACTAAGTAGCGCAGACGGGAAGGATTACCATCGGTAATTAGGGAAGCCGGTGATATGGGCCGGTATGTTCTTAACAAACAAGCTTAACCCGGTGCAATAAAAACACCGTTTTTCCCTGCAGAACTTACGCAAAAGCGCTATTTTAGCGCAGAATGGCACTTTTGGCAGTAACGGTTATATAGGGGTATTGTACAATAACTTTAATACAGGGTTAGCCTCTCCTATTGGAGATATGGAATCAGATCTATATTATCAGAATGCACCGTTAGGCGGTTCATCAAACCAACAATTTTACTTGAATATTGCGCGCGATTTGTCTCGTTTGAATTCTAAGAATGAAGAGATAACAACTCGTGATGGACACGTTCATGGTTACCTTTGTAATTTTAAAGTGTCTACTGCGGACGAAACAATTGTTAGATTGTTCACGGCACCGAATTCTTGGAAGATGCGTAATGCTTTCAGGAAATTTCATGCTTACAGAGATTTGATGTTCGATCATGCTGGTATCGATAAATCTGAAATGGGTAAGTATGGTAGAACTATTCGTCCTTATTTGGACATAGGGGATGCTAGTGGAGGTTTTACTGCAATGGCTAAATTCTTACAATCAGATGGTACAGAAGGAGAATACGACGTTGGCGAATGGACTCATACTCAATTAGCTACAACTCCGATTTATACGGAAGCAGCAGTTATAGATCCGGCTGTTGCTTGGGCAGATTCTTTTGATATGCATATATGTGAAGAAAACCAGGTAACTAACGAAAGTGATCGTCAGTCTGGTTACTACACAAGTGTAGGAATGATTCATTCATACAATTTAGACCGCATGGAAGTTGTGACTCCTGATGCAACAGAAATAATTGCGGGTCCATCAAATCCTTTAGCTGCTTTAATTTCTTCTGGAAATCAAGCAACCGGAGAGGTTATTGATATTGCTAAAGACCAGGAGCTCGAAGCACCTCCTTATGATATTGCCGATAATGGAGACAGTATACAGTGTTCCCAAGCGGAATATGGTGTTATGAGATCTACAGGTGGAACGTTTTCGTTTAATGCATTTTTACCTGCTGGTTTAGCTAGAGTTAACTTAAGCGATAATGTAGATTGCGTAATTCAAGTTGAAGTTTTAGCCAAAGTTCTCTGCAAAGATATGGCGTGAACATGAAGTTAGATATAACTACTGAAGGAAAACTACCAGACCATTTCTGGAAAATAGTTTTTTTGATTGTGGCTTGTGC